GAAGTCCGATGAGGCTAGGAGCTCCTCTAACGAGAGTGTGGTATAGACGATCGGTGTGGTTGGATCGAGTGATGTCGGTAGTGCCGAGATCCCAGAGGATGTTCTGAGCGAGACTTCGATCATGATCTAGCTGCCCTTCATATTCTAGATGTGTGCCTTTAGCCCACTTTGACTGGCTCTGCATATCAAGCTCATCGCCTGTATTGAGAACTAAGTCGAACTTTTCGCGCTTTACTAACTTGATAAGATTCTTAACTGCTTGCTCATGGTGAAAAGGTATCTGAAGGTCACTGATCACCAGGTATCTGCGTTTAGTCATCATCCTCATCTTCGTAATCGCCGAACTTCTCTGGCTCGACTGGATCAGGCAAGATCCAACGCGGATAGGATGGAACATCTGTGATCATGAATAAAGTGATGCCCTCTGAGAATCCTGCTTTGCGTAGAGATTTGTAATACTCATGCAATCCAATGCAGTAAGCATCGAGCTTTGAGTAACCTTGCTCCTCTAGGGCTCTTGTCTCTTTTCTTGCCATGACAGAATTATCGCTCTAGGAGTATGTTATAGATCTCATCGACACGCGCATGGAGTCGCTTAATCTCAGCTAGTAAATGAGTAATGACAAAGCCTGACAAACCACCTAGTGCAACGATAGTGGCGATGTAGAGCTGAAAGAAATCAGATTGTGTCACTTTTTAGGGCTCGCGTATCCGAATACACCCGATAGCACAGCCCAAAGGATTGCGCGGTAGTCAAGGTCAAAGTTACTTGACGCCCATGCTGCTAGAAATGCTCCACCAGCAAGGATGACAGGGTTTTTCATATTCTTCATTATTCTCCACCTAACATAGATACTTGAAAAAAAGCACCATCATTGTCAGCTTCTTTTTTAAAGCTAACATGCATGTGCTTAGTGTGTTTGTTAGCCCCTGTGTACTTGCGCCACTTCCAGTTAAGGATGCGTGAGCAGATTCGTCCATCGTAAATGATGTAACTAATACGCTTGTCCGATTTCGATTTGGACAAGGTACGAAGCTGATCAGCAAGATCTCCGATGATGTCTGGCTTTCCGCCTCTGAATAAATCTTTGTCCACATCAATGGCACGAACCCAGCCTTGCTCATCTGGATTATGATCTGACTTGCGAGTAGCGTGTCGGGTATCACCGATCCAACCATCGGATGCGCGGTCACGATCTGGGAACGAGTCATCAATCTGCTCTCGTAATTGGATCGCAGCTTTACTTAACTTAGGCTTCACTTGCCTAGTTTTAGGCCATCTGGAATAGGCTTTGAGTAATCCCATTTGGCTATATACGCGCCTTCGCCATCTGCATCATCTTGCAACATGATTTGCATGTTGTGAAATGGCGTTTTGTCGGTTTCTAATTCTGGATAGGCTTCAATGATTTGCTCGAATAGTGTTTTCATTATGGTGTCCTTACGAATTGTCCGAACCACGATGTGCCGTTTGGTTCTACGTTTGATCCTGAATTGTCATTGTAAATGTAGATTTCAAGAGTATCTGTAGCATTGAAATAAAGTGTAACTGTCGAAGCGAGATTGACATCCAACATGTTGGATGTAGCCGCGCCCGCAACTGCCAATGATCCGCTTACATAGTAAGCAACTAGTTGTCTGTTGGCTGCTGCCGTAGATGAAGCGTAAGTGCGAACTACTGTGCTAAATGTGTAATAACCGCTAACGGGTGCTGTCCATGTTGGCGTTGAAAAATCTGCGCCAATGTCATAGTTTTCTGTCCATCCTGTAATTCTTGTCCATGTTCCTGAACTGATACTCTGTAAGCCACTTTTGCTAACTCTGAACATGTCAGGTGAATAACCACCACCACTTCCAGGGGTTGCCCATGTTGGCAAGCCACCAGAAACAGTTAAGACTTGTCCTGTTGCACCAATACCCAATCGAGCAGGTGTTGATCCACTAGATGAATAAATTGTGTCACCAGTCGTGGTCATCGGATTAGTCATTCCAGGAGTATCTGTAACCCACTTGAAATCCATGTCAGTGTTGCTGTTCTTGGCAAGCACTTGATTAGTAGTGCCACCCTTTAGATCGACAAGTGATGCATCGATAGAATCGCCTAGAGTTTCAATGGCTACTGCGCCATCTTTGACTAGGTCAGTACTGGTTGGTACTGCCCAACCAAAATTAGGGGTTGTTGTTGCCATTAGGTTAGAGCTCCGATCGCTTTAGACCACTGTAGTGTACCATTTACGCCACTCCAGATGGTGTTAGTTGGAATTACTGTTGCCCATGTCGGGGCTATAAGTGAAAAGTCTGTAGGTGAGACATAGATAGTCGCATCGACAAAAGATGCCGTGGCTCTGATCGAGATGCCCTCTACAAAGCCTGAGAAATACCCCTCGAACATGTTGAAAGGTAAGTTGGTAATAACTACTGGCTCTCCAAAGAAAAGGTTGATTAAGTCATCTCTGAGGTCATCTGGCATTAGAGGATTATCAAGTCTGAAAGTAATCTGATCCAGCTGTGTTCTAGGTGTTGAGCGCAGGGCTAAATCCCGCTCAATGATGTCCTCGATGTCTGCCAGAAAGCGAATGTTGGAATCGAATGTTCTTTGATAACGACCATAAGTAGTGATCGAAGCATCGTCTGTGGCTGAATATGTGCTGCCGTAATCGTTGCCATAGCGCACGATCTCGCTATTGCGGATCTTGCCTATCTGAAGAATTGACTTAACGCTGGCAGGAGATGCGTAATTGCCATCTAACTGGGTTGAGCCATTAGCTGCCAAGTAATTGATTCTATGATCCGCGTCAGCATATGAAATTCGCCCTTGCTTGTCCTCGTAGAGATTACCGAGTGCGCTGTCTGCTATCTGTTGAACCAAAGTCTGTGTGTTGCGATCAGCAGCTGAAAGATTATCCATTTGATAAAGACCAGCATCAATTTCGCCCAAGCCTACATTTTCGGCATTAGCCCATGTGGTAGTAGGATCATAATCTTGCCATTGAAGGGCGGGTGCTACTTCGTTCCACTCATTGACCAGAAGTTCTTGCAAGATAATAGCGATCTGTTCGCCATCGAGTCCATGAGCTACAGAATCTGTGTAGATGGCTTTAGGCAGTTTAGCCAAAGCACCGACTGCAAGTATTGTGCCAAGAGTCACATATCCTGATTCCTCTGGACTTCTTACCGAAGTAGAAAAGTCTGAGACTGTGCCACCAAATACAGGCACATAATCGCCATCACTATCTTTAAGTTCTAAGGTAAGGGAATCAGTAACATCGATGTCAAAAAGGGCATTAGTGGAATTGATGATGTCCATGCGAGCATAACCTGCTTGGCATTGACGATCAATGTCAATGCGACCTGTAGTTACATGAACAGAGGTCACATTTGTATAAACAGTCGTACCAACTGTTATGCGCCATTCTGGAAGCCATGTCATAGCGCACCTAAACTTGTAGTTCCACGCTGATTGGCTTGACGAATAGCATCTTCAATGGCTCTAGCAATGGCTTCTGGATCTCCGATACCTGTATTAACTGTTAAGTTGTATTGAGCAGCAGCTTGAGCCGCATATCTTGAGCCGCTTACTGCCCCTGAAACTCCAGCTCCGCCTGTTAATCCAGCAAGTAATGATTTTCGTGCGACATCCTCAAGGTTAAACAACTGTGTGCCTGTTGTCATGGCTAAAGAACTTTCAGCTAGTGCTTTAGTATCTGCTTCGGTTTGTAGATCAAGCAACATAGCAAAAGCATCTGCTCTTTCTTGAACAGCATCAGATAACTCTAAAAGTGCATCTGTAGAAGCTGCAAGAGCATCGGTCATAGAGACAGGTGCAATGTAATCACCTTCCTCAATTCCTGAACCAAGTGTTCCACTTGTAGGGATTGGCGCATTGGCTCCTAAATTAGCCTGTGCGAGTAACCTAATCATCTCGGCTATCTTGGCAAGAGCAGCATCGAGATTAGCCTGATTAATTAAATCCTTTGGCTTTAGGCTATCAAGAATCGACTTAATGTCTGTCAATTTTGCGCTTTGACCAGTTAAAGCATTTAGAACTTTAAGATCCGCGTTGAGTTTTTCTGTTGCCTTTGTAATGGCTAACTCGTCTTTGGAAGCAATAGCATCTTCTAATTCAAGAATTGATCTCTTTACATTTAGGCGAGCAACATCGTTAGCAATTTGCATTTTCTGTGCTGTGTTTGTTGCCTTACCCAATTGCTCAGCCTGATTAGAAAGAGCTGCTGCAATCTGGATCTTATCCATGTCAAAGATTTCTTCACCCTTATTAAGGGCAAGGTTAGCCTTATCGATTGCGTTCTGAAGTCTCTTATCTTTAAGAATCTTGGCTTGGTTAGCAGCTTGCTCTTTAGTAAGTTTCGTAATGGCTTTTTGATTCTTAAGATTTCTGTTATCCACTTGACCAGATACGGTCATGGAGATGTTACCCAAACCTCCGGGGATAACTCCCTTTTCGAAGGACATTTTGTTAATTTCTTTGTTAAGACTTGCCATCAACAAGATCGCTGCTGTGATTGCAGTTGTAAGCGGCAAGAATGCAGCAGCTGCAACGACACCAACTGCAATTAAAACAGGCTTTAACTTTTCAAGTCTCGCAATAAACTCGCCTGTGTTTTTTAAAGTGTCTGCAATGCCCTTAGCAAGCTTGTCAATGTTATCTGTTGCTGCTGTTGTGCCACCGCCACCAAGGGCAGTAATTGCATCGTAAAGACCTTTACCAATTGTCTCTTTAGCATTGTTGGCAGCAATTGTCATTTTGTCTAATTGACCTGCAAAAGTCTCTGCTGCCGCAGTTGCTTGTCCTGCGAATAATTCTGTTAATCGGCTTTGAATTGCCTCAAAGTCACCAGATGCTAGCTCTGCTCTGGATAGTCCTACACCTAAACGACCAAGTGCTTGAGTCTGACCCAAAAGTGCTTTCTGCAAGCTTTGTGAAACCTGAGTAACGCTCTTACCTGTGCCCGCGGCAATATCTAAGGCTAGGCTTAATAATTCTTGAGATTTGGTTACATCGCCTGTGGCGCGTAGTAAGCGATCCATCGCTGGGCGAAGCTCATCATCAAGCACACCTGTCTGCATTTCAAGGCGAGAAATATATCCATTGACTGTGCCAATGTTTGATCCATAAGCAAGGTTAAGATTTTTTAGGGTTTGACCCAATGAAGTTGCAGCCTTGTCATCTTCTGCAAAAGCTTTAACGGATGCGCGACCAAAAGCCACAATTGCAGCTGTACCAAATGTAGCAGCAACAGTCTTACCTAAGTTTTTAGTCCGCTTTTCTAAGCGATCTACACTCGTCTCAGCCTTCTTAAATGCTGGCTTGCCAGTAAATTCCGCTGCAATGTTAATGGCTACATTACTCATGCTGCTCTCCTAACATCTACGATCGCTGTTCTACGATTAAACTTTTGTGTCGTGTTTTCAATTGACTTAAAAACTGCTGCATTGGCTCGACCCTGAGTCTTTTCCCATGCCCTAAAAATTAAACGACCCATCATGCGATGATCGCCACCGCGCTTAGTGCCATATAACTGACCGAGATTAGATATGAACTGATTGCCAGCATAAGGATTAACCGAGCGAGACACACCTTTTGATGTACCACCTGCGCCAGGGCCGACCCAGTCTTGTCCTTGTCCATTTTTACGCCCAGCAGTCTCAAAGATTGCACCTGTCATAGACTTATTCTGGATGCGTACAGTATTAACAAAGCCAGCCTTATTAGGCTTTGATGGCGTTGTCTTATACACGATGCCTCTACGGATCTCAGCTGCATCATACTTAGGAAAACGAGCACCTCTAGATGTTTCGCGCTTAGTCCAGCCAGACATAGGTGATGCTAGTGGCACATAGGATCGAGCTTCATTGGTAATAGGTTTTAGGACTGCACCAAGATCTTTAGTCAATTCTTTTGCTAGATCTGGAGCGTAAGTGTTCAAGGCTTTTCTAAGAGCGACCGCGCCTACTACCTCTGTTGGCATCGCTCACCTCTTTCGCTTCGTCTTTGAGCCCTTGCACTAATGCATCGAGCATAGTCTTATCTAAATCTAATAACTGCTGTGGCGCGATTCCCAACCTAATACTCAAGCGAGCAATTAGGTAGGTGAACGGAAGATCGCGCTTTAAGCTAAAGGGTCTGAGTCTAATACCTCAACACTCTTAAGTGTCTCGATAAAGTCAATCCCGAAAGGCTTAACAGATTCACCTGCTCTGCGTGTTACTTCCCATGCTAACCAATAGACATCGCTCTGTTTTTCTTCATCGCGGAACGCCTTATGGAAGCCCTTTTTAGCGTACTGTTCGAAGGAGTATTCAACGGCAGGCGTGATTTCTCCTTCTAGTACGCTTCCATCTGTACGAACTATCTTTAGTTTTGCCATGGTTTGCCCCTTTGTTTAATTGATTAGAATGTGCCTGTTGATGCTACTGCAACGGCTGAGTTAGCAGTGAATGTGATCGACTGTGTGCCAATATCGCCAACAGCACCATTAATGTCTGTTGTGTTATTGACTAGCAATGACACTGTGTAAAGAGGGTTAGTAGCAGATACTGCTGTACCCTTTTGCTGTAGGAATACAGCTGTGACTGTTGTTCCCCATGCAGCTTGTAGTGTTGCCAATACATTCGCTGAAGCTGTGTCGTTTAAGAAGTCAATTGTCACTGTTGATGACTCCAGACCCTTAACGAACTTGTGAGATGAGTCACCCATTGCAGTGACTTCTAGCTCATCAAATACGCGGTTGATTGTTACTGCTGTGACATGGTCTGAAAGATCGACTGAGTTGATCTTCACGCCCACATTGTTATTTAGAAATACAGCCATG